TCATCTTCTAATGTATCTGCAACAATTTCTAATGAACCGTTTGAAGAACCTGTTGTTACTGGATTTGTAATTAAACCTAAATCTTCAGCAAATGTTATAGCTCCAGATACAATTGCTACATCATTTAAAACTGATTGTGAAGGTGTAATTATTGAAAATGAACTACCAGTATAAACAAGTAGATTATCATTAGATCTGTCATACCATAAATCTCCATCTTGCAACGCACTGCCATCTGCTCTTTGTGTAGGTTCATTATTTGATATTTGATATATATCTCCAAAATTATTTATATCTACTATGTTTGTACCTGCTGCTACAACATTACTTATGTTAGTTGCAACTGTATTTATATTAGTTTCGTTATTTTTGACAGCAGTAACGTTAGCATTATTACCTGCTACTGCCGTAACGTCATCTTTTATATTAGCTACATCTGTAACATCAGTAGATATGCCAGCTACCGTGTTTACGTTTGCAATGTTATTTCCAACTGTATCTACATTTGCTATAGCGTTTGCAACAGTATCTATTTCAGAAGTCGTTTCTTGTAAATCTGCTGCTGCTACTTCTATCTCAGAAACAGTTTCATTTAAATCATCAGCTACTTTTACAACTTTAGCTATATCTGCTGCTACTGTATTAACATTTCCTATATTATTAGCAACTGTATTTACATTTGCATTTGACCCTGCAACAGTGTTTATATTTGTCTCATTAGATTGAACTGCATTAATATTAGAAGCATTAGCAGCGACTGCGTTTACATTAGAAATATTACCACCAACTGCATTAACATTTGCATTTGCTGCTGCAACAGTATCTATATTATTTTTGTTTGCATTAACAGCATTTATATTAGTTTCATTATTAGCTACTGCATTAACATTAGAAATGTTACTTCCAACTGCATTTACATTGCTAATGTTTGCTTCTATAGTATTAACTTTTGCTTGATCATTTGATGTTAGTTTTAATAATACCCATACAGTGTTACCAAGGTCATAAACTTTAGTGACGTTATCTGTTGTATTAAAATATAAAGCTCCATCTATAAGTGCGTTACCATCATTGTCTAACGTAGGATCAGAAGATTTAGCACCTAAATATCTATCATCAAAAGTATCTAATGCTGTTTCCGCTGCCGTTTGTGCAGTTTCTGCTGCGGCTTGTGCAGTTTCTGCGGCTGTTTTTGCGGTATCTGCTTGAGTAGCTTTTGAAGTTGCAGTTGATGCAGAGCTTGCAGCATTTGTTTCAGATGTCGCTGCTGCTGTAGCACTATTAGCCGATGCGGTTGCTGAGTTGGCAGATGCTGTAGCAGATGCTGCTGCATTGTTTGCTGATATAGTTGCTGATTCTGCGTCTACAATTAAATCCCAATTTGCAGAATTAGCATTAGTTGTTAATGGTTGAGAACCAGATGATGTATGTGCTGTATTACAAAAGAAAATATTATTTGTTGATGTATCTTTAACTAAATCTCTAACTGCATAATTACGACTTGCTGCCCAATCACCACGGTATGTTCCTAATTCTCTTAATACTTCAAATTCACCTAAGTTATCAAAACCTAAAACTCTGTTTTTTCTAGCGTTAGCATTTTCAGTAATTTCTAAATTACCAATAGTATTTGTTAATGAAAAACTTATAGATCTATCTAATTTTTCTTGTTGTTGTTGATGCAATACAACTGCTTTATCTAATGCATCGTTAATAACTTCTGGAAAAAATCCACCTTGGTTTGTAAGATCTGTACCTTGTAATGGTTGTACAGCAGATGTAATAACGAGTTCAAACCCAGTAGGCAAATTAAAATCATTACCTCCTGATTTTAAAGTTATGCTTCCACCGGGATTACCATTTTGATCATCACTTAAAGTAACTATATAATCGTTGTTAACGCCTAAAGTTAATGTAGTTTCTATACTTGTACTTACTTCTAATTTTTTTACAACTACATCTGCATCAGTAAAAACTTTAAAGGCAAAAGGATATGTTGCAGTATTACCATTACCAACTAAGTTACCTGTCTTTCGTGTAGTCGAATTTATTGTCATTAACTAGACTTATTCACTATCTTATTTAGACTACCAACTATTCTTTGCTTTACGGTCACACCTTTAATCTCTGCCTTCACCTTTTTGACCAGACACTAAACCTCTAATTAAATCAATTGGCCCTCTTGGAATCCATCTGCCATTTTTGTAATCATGTAATAAACCAATAGCTTTAGCAAACGGATATGTGGGTATTTGACCTATTAAACCCATAAGAGTTATAACACTTCTTACTTCATTACCTTTTACTTCTTTATTAGGATCAGCTAAATTTATAAAAAATCTTGCTGTTCCTTGCATAGTAGAATTTATTAATGATATTGATGGACTAATAGTTATACGATCATTGTATGGCTTGTCATCAAATGCATTAAAAGGCAACATTAAAAATGTACTGCCTGTAGGAATAAAAGCTGACGTATAACGTGCATTTGAGAAAAATATAAATTCTAAAATATCATCTAAATATCCATCTTCGTCTTCATCTACTAGACCACCACTAAAAGCTTCTTGTATACCTTCAGAAACAATAGCAGGTAAAAATGAGCCAAATAAAAACGCATAAAATATTTGACCACTAAATCTACTATTTTTAAATCCAAGTTCTTTAACTGTTTTTTTGTATCGTGTCGCATTTAAATTTGCTTGTGAATTAAAATAACTTGTAAATTGAACAATAGCCTTAACAAGAGGAGTATCTATTTGATAAGCAGCTACATCTTCTGGTAATAAACTATCTTGTGTTTTACGCACATTTGCATCTGCTTGTGCTATAGCTTCTACTTGTATTTGTTGTGGTGTCATAGTTTTTGGTGCATTAGCTGTTACCTGATTCCATGTTGCTATCCAAACTAAACTATCTACAAAATTTTGAAATGCTTGTTGTAAAAAATATCCGTTTCTTCTTGTAAAGTTTTGAATTTTTTGATATTTATTTGGATTAATAATTAAATCATTTAAAGTATTTTGTATATCGAACATTTGATTTATTTGTCGATCTGCCATAAAAGGTGACATTTCTGCTACTTCATCCATAGTTTCTATTGGATTACGCAAATATCTTTTAAATGCATCTGTCATATATTTTTTTTCTAGGTTTAACATGGCAGGTAAAGCACCAGTTAATTGTTGTGAAGCATTTTTAAAACTCATAAACATATAATTTATACTTGTATTTTTTGTAAAATATTCAATTAAATTTCCAACTCCCCATCCTTCTTTTTTAATAGATGTTCTTTGTGTTGCTGCATTTTCTAACCAAGGCATAAGCATATTTTTATATGCAAACCTATCAATACGATTTAATTCAGATTTAAAATCTTTATCATTAAATAATTTTAATAAATCTGTAACAGCAGGTTGTACATAAGCAAAACGTAAAGCGTCATCTAAATGTTTTGCTTGATCAAATAAACTAATAGATAATGGTCTGTTTACTTCTGTTCTTGCTTTTGTAAATCCTCTAGGCACAGCAGGTACAGAATATCGCATTTCTTCTTTAATTTCTTCTAAAGTTTGATTTATATTTAAATCTTCATTTAAAATATAATCAGGTTTTGCAGGTACATATCCTCCTTCAAATGTGCCAAATCTATTAACAATAGGAGTTGCACTTACTTCTTTAAAGTAATATCCAAAAACATCTCTATGTGATTGTTGTATTAATGGTAATAATTCTTGGTTTAAATCAAATACTTTTTGTATAATTTCATAATCTTTTGCCGTTAAATATCCTTCGTCTTGCATACGTTTTTCAAATGCATCCCATTTAGTGCTATCTAATGATCCATCTTCTCTTAAACTACCCCAACCTCTACCTACTAATAATTTTGTTTTGTTGCTTAAATTACCTGTATGCAACAACGCTCCTATAAGTTCAACTTTACCTCTACCTGTTCTGTCACCAAATAAATAAGGTTCATCAAATTCGTAAGCATTAATTTTATCTGATCCAAAATCAAATTCTTTTAATAGTTCTAAATAACGTCCTGTATATTTTGGCCTTTCTGATCGCCATTTTGTAATTGGATCTTTAAGTGTTCGCCATATGTATCTTGTAAATGGCCCTGCTACATCTCCCTCTTTTGTTGTAAACACACCGCCACCTAATAGGCCATCACCTCTTAAAATTCTTGGTCTTGCAGCACTACCGTCAAGTCTCTCCGCCCAATGTTCTACACGATTACCTTTTGCTTTTTGACCTTCTAAAAATAATATTGTTTGTTGTATAAAACTTGCTTCTTTTCCTTTACCTGCTCTTATAGAAAGTCTGTCATCTTGTTCTTTCATAAGTGGTATTAATTCATCTTTTATAGCTTGTAGTTCTACTAATTTTTCACCAATTTTAAATTGTTTATCTCGTCTAGATTGATACCACAATGAATCCATAATTTCAGTTAACGTATTAAAATCTCGATACGTTAAATCTGATATATCTCTACCGGGTAATAATTTTGCTTCAGTTATTATTGGATCTAATTGTTTGTATAAATCTGGTGCATAATTTTTAAGTTTATCTACAAAAGTTGCACCTGCTTCTAATTCTGGGCCTAATCCAAATCTAGATAATATTTCTTGACCTGCGTTAACAAATTCAATTGTTCTAGATTTTTTCTGACCAACTTTTTTATCACTATCTTTAAAAAACTTTTTAAAATCTTTTTCTGCTTTTATAAATTGTTTTTGTATTATTGCAGCTTCACGAGCTAGTTGGTTATGTAATAACTCTGCTTTTTTTGCTTGTATAACTTTTAAATTATCACCTTCTCGCATAGCCTTTTCCGCATCTTTAACTGCTCTTTTACTTGCACGAGCGTATTCTGTTGGTCTAATCTCACCAATTTTTTTGTCAGCTAATATATCTCTTGCAACTTGTCTAGCAGCAGCTACTTGAAAACGTACTGGTTGCATAGTTTTAGTAAGAAATTTAAATTCAATAGCTAAAAATCTAGCTCTTGCTTCGTTATGTAATGCTTCTTGTATTTGTAATTCACGTTGTTCTGGATCTGTTAAATTACTAAATTCATCTAACATACGTTGTTCTGTACGTTCTTTTATAACAGTTTTTATAGGTTCTAAATCTACTAAACCATTAACCATATCTATTGCTGTATCAAAACCAAACATTTCTGCAACTATCTGTACTGGTATGCCGTTCTTACCAACCATTCCGTTTTTACCTGTGCCTAATTTTTTTATTTCTGATGCCATGTCATAAAACGGCATAAGGTTTTTTAAACTATCAATATCTATTTTGCTAGTTTCTGCTGTTTTAAATTGGTCATTTTTTTTATTATTCCATTCGCCAGTTTTTAAAAACTTTTGTAATTTATACAATGGTTCATTTTCTGCCTTAACAGTTTCTTCTGCCATAACTCTTTTACGAGTTTCTCTTGTTTCTCTGTTTTGTAATCTTTCTATTAATTTACTTTTTCTACTAAGCCATTTAAGTTGACCCATACTTGCTTTAGTTAATGAATCTATAGCAGCATCCTGTGTTTCTTGTATAGCTTTTGTATATTCGTTCCATGTAGCATCATCCATACCACTTTGTTCCTGTGTTTCAAACATAGGTTTCATTGCGTATATTTGTTGTGATTGCAATATTGCATCTTCACTAGCTATCATGCGATCCATTACAGCCCTAACTTCATCAGTTAAAACAGGAAGATCTACACCATTTTCTTTCTTATATGTTTCATTTAAATCACCAACAATAGATCTATAAACTTTGCGTACATAATCTCCAAACTTTATAAATATTTCTTGTAATCCAACATTAGGTGCTGCCTTTTTTTCTGTTAAATAAATTTCGTAATTATATGCAAATGCTTCATGGTATTTTCTTTTTTCTTTTAATGATAATTTGCTCCATGCATCTACATTTTCTACACCCCAAAAATCTAATAACGCATTAAAATCATTTTGTATTTCTGGTGTTGCTTGTCCTGTTAAGACTAGATCTTCCATGACAGTTAGCATAAAGTGTGCTGTTTCATGAAAAAACGTAGATATATCTGCTTCTGTATTTAAAAATGCAGTTAATGTTTTAGGATCAAATCCACCTCTTGCATCATCGAAACCACTAGGTACTTGTTGTTGAGAAAATATTTTGCTTTGTTCTGCAAGATCTATAACATCTACACGAATAGATCCTCTAGGCTTTCCAACTGAGAGTCTGAAATCTCTTCGTCCATTTGGGAATTCATCATCGAGACTAAGTCTAGTAGGGTCGACTCTGAGTCCAACTGAGGTATCACCATAGCCAGTATCTGGGACATTTCTGGTGGTAACGTAGACATCAGGTTCTCCAGAACTTTTAAGTTCACCGGACTTTCTGATGCTGTCTGCTGCTTGTTTGTTGGTGTGATGGTAGACGGTAACTGTTCCGTCTTCGTTAAAGGGAAGTCCAGTTCCTTCATCAATTCTGGACTCAGGTTCGATTCGTCCTTGTCGATAACTTTCATTATCCTGTTGTATTCCATCTGGTCTTCTTTCTCCTGATTCATCAACTCTTGCTCTGTCAATGCTCTGGTTTTGAATTTCAAGGTCTACCTCCTGTAATGTAGTTTGTATGTCAGTTTCTGATACACCAAATTTTTTAGCTAAATTTACAGAAGCATTAGCATAATCTGGTGCTTCGTCATCTACATAACCTTTAGTATCTTCTGCTTCTACTAGTTTAGCACTATCGTACAATCTTTTTTCGGGATACCATAGCAATGCTTGCAAGTCAGCCATTGTAAGATCTGGATTATTTTGTTGCAATACATCTAATGCTTGATTAAATACTTTTCTTATAAATCTTCTTTCTGGTGCACCACTTGGTGCTTCTTTTTGACCATCTAAAAATTTTGTATAGCTAATACCATTTTTTCTTATTTCATCTCCTATACCTATTCTTACAGAACCTTTTCTTGGTTTTCCTAATATGTCAAATATTTTTTGTTCTACCTCTGGCTCGTCTTTTATGTTAGCTATTTCAATTATTGTTTCCCTAATATCTGTATCAGTACTTGCGTTATCTATAGCAACAGCAACTTCATCTAAATTAGTCATTCTAATTTTGACACCTATAAGATCTTGTAATTTTTTTCTTTGTTTAGGACTTAATGCTTTTAACAATGGTTTTAACTGGTCACGTTTCATATTTGCTTGTTTACGTTGGTTTAAAACTAATGTTCCAGTTAAACGACCCCATGAACGTATTAACCACCTATCCATAGTAAGTTGTTCAAAAAATCCATATAAATTTGCAAAAAATCCATTACCAATTTTTGGCCCCATTACCGCAGCACCATAAACAATTTCAGATTCGTTTTCACCAGAAACTTTATCGTTTGTGTAAGCTTTAACTTCTTTTACTGTGTGTTGAGTTTTCATAAACTTTTCTAGTTCTACAAATTCTTTTTCTCTAATTAATCTGTTAAACAATTTAAAGTTTGCATTAATTGCCTGTGCTGCTTTACCTATTCCTATATCTGTAGGAAATTTACCAGTTTCTTTGTAATGTCTATATGCAATTTCTGCAAGTTCAAAGTTTTTATCTACTTTTATCATGTTAGAAGTATTTGCTAATGACCAAGTAAAAGCAAAATTAGCAACTGGATCTGTTGCTAGTTCTGGATGTATAAGTGATAATATTCTTTTTGCTTTAGTTACTTTTTCGTTATACCAACCAACAGCATTACTATTTTCTATTAATGCAAAATTTGCATCATCTATAACTGATTGCACTAAATATTTTTCTGTTTCTATTGACCCATCATTAACATCTATACCTGCTTCTTTTGCAGCTTGTTTAACTCTTTCTTGTAATTCTATTTTAAATTGTCTATTAGTAGGAAATGGTTTGCTTTTAGCAAAATCAAAACTATTTTCTAATTTATTAACTTGACTTACTGAATCTGGTATAGGTTTGCCTTGTTTTTGTGGCTTTGCTCTTTGTGAAAATATTTCACCTTCACTTTCTAACTCTTCAATTTTATTAAGTAATTCTAAATTTTTTAATTCCCATAGCCTACGTTTTGCATACGCATCTGTCATTTTTGTCCTTGTCATTTTTTTGTTAACTGCCAATGGATCATTTGTCGTAACTTCTGCTTCTGACCCTGCAGTATATCTTTCGTCTTCTGGCACTTCTGGCGGTATATTTTGTTGATGTTCTTCGTGTTGTTTTTTTACCTTATCTAGTTCTTGTTTTACATCTTTTAAATTTTGTTGTTCAAGTACTTGTGTTTGTTCTGGCCCTACTACTTTATATGGATATTTTTCTACAAATTCATCAGGTGTTATTCCTAACCTATCTGATTGTGTTATTACATAACTTTGATAAAAAGTAGCTGCGTTAGTTGCGTCTTTATTTCTAAATTTACCAGTATCTAATAACATTTTTTCAAAATTGTTTTTTATTTTGCCAACACTATCTGTAAATTTATTAGTTTGATTTTCTTTTTTTTGTGTTATTTGTCTTGCTTCTTCGTATAGTTTTTGACGGTTAGTTTCAAAATATGTGCTTTCTGCCTTACTAAAACCATCTTTATCCCAACGTATATGTTGTTTTAAAAATCCATCAAATTCTGTACCTGCAAGTTTTGCTGCGTATTCACCTGTAGGTATAACAATATCCTGTCCAACTAATGCACCTGATTTATTTAATTCTTTTATTTGATTAGCTATATTAGGTGACACTTGTTCTATGTCTTGCAAAGTAATGCCTTGTTGTTTCATTACTTCAACAACTGCTTGTGCATCTACATATGCAAATGGTTTGCCTTTATCGTTGCCTAAGTCTTGTGTTAAATCTTGATATTCTGTAGCACTTCTTTTTTTTAAAACACTTGCTGAAGAATTTGTTGATAATTCATTTAAAAATACTTCATTTTCTTTTGCCTTTCGTACTTTTTGTATATCACCTATAAATATTGGCCCACTTCCCGCCAAGCCAACTAAAGCCATACCTTGCATACTTCTTATAAAAGTAGTTGTTAATCTATCTGCTATTTCTGCTCGACCAGTTTCAGTTGAAATCTTTAATTCTAAATCTGTATCGCTTAATGCTACTGCTAAATCACGACCTAAAACATTAGTAGCTTCTTGTGCTACTTCAGTTAATGATTCTGCCAACATATTATTTAAAAAATAATTCTTAGCAAAATTTGTAATTGTAGTTTGTACAGTAGGCTTTGTTAATTTTTTTGTTAGTTGCTTTGTTGTTTCTTTTATTAATGCCTTTTTTACAGGTTGTGCAACTGCACCTAAACCAATAAATTCAAAACCTGCATTTACTAAACCAACACCTGTAGCAATATTTCTTGAAGTTTGACTATCTAAGTCTTCTTCTAATAAATCAAGATACATTGAACCGCCTTCTATGGCGTAACTATCAAATGCCATTGAACCTAAAAATCCAACAATAAACCCACCTTTAGCTGTAAATATAGAACCCGGCCCTGTAGCAGCACCTGCTACACCACTAGCAGCACCTGTATATAACCCAGTTTGTAATGCGTCTGGTAATGTTTTTGAGTATTGTCCAATTATAGAAAACCCTTCTTCAAATATTCCAGTACCATCTTTTTCTATTTCTTCTAATCTTTTATTAATTTCTGCTAATTCTTTATCTAATTCTTCGTCTGTATTGCCATACAATTTCATTGTACCTATTTTCCCTCTTCTTACATTTAATCTGCCTTTTTCCCAACCTTGTGCTGCATTTTCCGGAATGCTTTTAAAGTCATCAAATAATTTTTCTAAACCTTGTAAATCACTTATATTGTCATAAGCAATAGCTGCAAACGTAGGATCAGTAAGTTTTAAATGTAATACAGGACTATATTTTGCAAGTTCTAAATCTTCTAATCGTTTTTGTCTATTTCTTTCTCGCATTAATTTTATTGCTTCATCGCTATCTAAAGCAAAACTTTTATCAAGCCCTATTTCTTCTGCAAGTCTTAAACCTTCACCTACCATCTCAGGGTCTTTTTTCATTACAGCTTGCAAATTAGCTTTAACTATATTGTTTCTACTTTCTTCATCACGTTTTGTTATTTCAGAATATGGGTTGTAATCAGGTTCACTACTAGTGCCAATGTTTTGACTAGGAGCTAATTCTATTATATTCTTTTTTTCTTCGTCATCTTTTGCAAATTGTTGGTAAATATTAGTCATGTTGTTAACCTTCCATTAATGCGTTATTTGTTTCTTCTGTTTCACGTATTTTTTGTGTAGTATCAGGTATAGAATCAGTTTTAGGTTTACCTGCTTTTACCCAATACTCTGCAATTTTGTATTGAGTTACAGGTATTTTTGAATTTCTTAATTCCTTTATAATTTCTTTTTCTTGAGCATCTGGTATATCTTTCATAAAAATACGTTTGCCGCCTACTTTGACAAATATCTTTTTCATTTGATTTGTATTTATTGCACTTATTGGTACTGGTCTACCACCGTAACCTAAACCTTTAGTAAATACTCTGTCTGCTAAAAGTCCTTGCAACAATGCTTCTTTTTGTTGCTCATTAGGTCTATTACCATATTCTTTTTCGTATTCCAATATTTTTTTTCTTAATGCATCTTTTATATCTAAATAATCATTACCTAATACTTGTACATTACCTTTATCTTTTAATAAATCTGTTTTAGTTTCAATTTTAAATTGCTGTAAATTTTTATCAAACATTGTAGTGTTAATAGTGTAAGTACCAGAACCGCTACCACTACCGCTTTTGGCATTGTTTACATCTGTTGCTAATTCAAAATATTTTTTTTCTGTCATTAAATGCCTTAACGATTCTAAACTTTGATATTTTGGATCAGTATCGTCAGTTATATTAATTTCTCCTTTTTGTATATCAATTAATGTATTTATATCATTTGATTTAGCATAACCTTTTTGTAGGTTTTCTTGATCTTCAAATTTTAGTTGATTCCAAATTTCTGGTTCTATATCTATCCAACCACCGGGTTTTGCATATGCTAATTTTTCAGCAGGGCCTAATATTTTATCTTTATAATTTTCTTCTGCAAACTCTGTTTGTTCAGAATGTTTATCTTTTAAATTAGCTTCTACATATTCCAACACTTTTTTATCTTTTATATTTTCTCTAGCATTAGTTAATGCATCTTCTAAATTAAATACACCATTTTCATCAACACGCATTGATGGTTGCTGTGTGTCTTTATATGTGTAATCTATTTTTGATACAACAGTATCTAAGTCTTTAGAATAAAGATCAAAATTATTACCTTCTCCATATTTTTTACCTAATTCTTCTTTACTTAAACCTACAACTTTTTCCATTAATTTTGCATTTACTTCTGTTGCATAAGCAGAATCATTTTTTATTTTTTCTTTATCTATAACAAAGCCTTCTTCTTTTAATAATGTATTTGCTTTTGTAAATACACTATCTGCCTTTTGTACACCTAATTCTTTTGTTAAAAACAAATGTGTTGTGCGATGTTCTGGTGGTAATGATGTAGTTGCACCTTCTTTATAATATTTAGATTCTTTTTGTAATTTTTCTAGATTTAATATATTAATTTCTTTTGTATTACCTTCGACGTATTGTAAACCATTACTTTGTATGGCATTATTGCTACCTTCTAATGAAGTAATTACTTGTGCAGAACTAGTAAAATTACCATCATTAGAATTAATATTTTTTCCGTCTATTATATTGTTTGCAATATTTTCTCCATTTTCTTTATCAAAACCAGTTTTTATTGTTTTTGCATGTTTGCCTATTTGTGCTTCTGATATAGTTCCTTCTTTTTCGTGAAATTTAAGATACTCATTAGCTTTACGATATTCATTGTTAATTAATAGTTTTGATATAGATGCATCATGTACTTGGTTTAAATATCCATTTTTAATATTTAGATATGTTTCGCTATCTTCTGTACTACCTTGTGAATCACCTACAAATTTTATGCCTTTAGATTCTGCATAATTTTTTATTTTTACATCAAGAGCAATTAAATTTTTTACATATTCACTGTTATCACCCATATTAAAATCATCTACAGACAACCCAGTTTCTATAATTGAATTTTCTATATCAGCAATAGCTGCGTTATTTGCGTGTTTAGATCCTTCAGCTATTGAATGTTTACTCATTCGGTTTGTTGAAGATAATATTGTTGCTGATGACCTTTCATTAAATATTGCTAATTGATTTTTATTTTCTGTTTTTTCTGCTATTTCTTCTTTTAATGCATTAAGATCTTTTACTTTTTGATCATATGCAGTAATAGGTGTAGTGCCATCGTCTTCATAACCAACTACCTTTACAGCATTACCTAGTTCTGTCGAAAGGTAATCATTTTCAATTTCTAATGCTCTTGTTTGATATTCAGTATGTAATTCTTTAGAATGTGCATCATCTCTTTCATCTTGTAAACCTTTTGCTATTTGTGCAAATTGCCTAAATGCTTTACTAGATCTTTCTATATCATCAGTTACTACATCGTCCATAGGACGTACTTCTGTCGCACTTAACTGTGGTGCTGATCCAACTCTAAGTTGTTCTGTCGGTGTGTTTTGTAAAGGTACTGTAGCCATAATTAACCTTCAAAATATTTGTTTTTTGCTATATCGCCAATACCAGTTAATAACGTACTGCTCATATTTAAAAATGGACTTACTGTTGATGCGTTAGCTAATGCTCCAGCTTGTGAAACACCAAGCATTGTACCTCTAATATCCATATTTACCTTACGCATTCTTGCTTCATTTATTGCTTGTACTTTATTTGTATTCATTGTAATTTTGTCTATTTCTTTCATAATTTCGTCACTAGCAAAAAGATTTGCTGTACTTCCATAACCTAAACTACCACCTCGTGCTGCTGCACTTGCTGTAGCTTTTCCTTTGCGTTGACCTGCTGCCATAGTTTTAATCATTATTTGTCTGTTATATGCTCTACTTACTTGTTGTGCTTGTCTTTCTAACATACGACTATTAATTTTAGCCATATCTTTTTTATGCTCATAATTAAGAGCCATTGATTTATATTTAAATTTTTCTGTTTCCGCAGCATAATAAGAACCAATCAATCCTTGTACAGTTCCTGTTATAGAACTAATACCAGCTACTTTATTACCTATTGTTGCCATAACCTCAACAACTACTTATTTTTCTAATATACATACACTATATCTGTTTACGGTTACACTATCCACCTATAGCTACTTCTAATGTTAATCCTACAATTGTTAATGGTAATGGATCAGATTGACGTACAAACAACTGGCCATTATCTTGCCATGTAGGTGTAAGCATAATTTTTATATCTTCTGTTTTTAAATTAGGTGGTGAGCCATATGGTTCTGTTGTACGTTGTTTTGCTTCTACTAATTTATCTGCACTAGGCCCTGCAAAAATACCAGAACTTTCTAATACTCTTACCCATACATGGTTTAAATTTTTAACACGGCCTTGACCAAATGCTTCTGCTTGCAAAGCTAGGGGTAATGATTGCAAATCGCTTTCATATGGTAATCCTACGTGAACAACACTAGCTGCACGGTCTAACGTAATAGAACCGCTAGAAACAACTTTTTGTGGATGCACAGCACCATCAGCTAATATGCTAACTGTTTTGCCTTCTAACCATGTAATGCCTGATATAACATTTCTTGCTACTTCATAAGTTGTAATTGGTGTATTACGCAAAGATGCAGGTAAATCTTTATCTAATTTTGCTGTTGCTACTGTTTGACTTGTAGTAGATACAATATTACAACGATAGAAATCTGTGCCATCAACTAAAACAATTGCATCACCTTTATCATCAATGTTAGGTGGTGCATTAAATAAATTATAATTAGCAGTTATAGTAACGCTTTCTCCTTTTGTATAGTTTGTGCCGCCAGATATAGTTACGTTAAGTCCTGTGTTTGTATTTGTGCCATTATATGTTGCACCTGCGTCAACGAAAAAACTATCACGTTGAGTTGCGTACAATCTTGTACCCATACGTTCTATATATTTTTTAGTAGCACCATTTATTGTTCTTTTTATAACGCAATAAACTACATCATCATTACCTTCAGATACAGTAGCAACACTTTCAAACGTACCATCTGTATCATGTTGATGCCATGCCCCTACTTGCTGTTCTGGCACATATGTAAAACCTATTAATTTACCACTACTACTTGTCATCCAAACAATAGGCAATGGTGCTTTAGCTAATGCCATATCTATTATTGTAAAATTATCAAACAAATGTGGTGCTCGAAGAGATAAATCACCTGTAATAAATCCATTTGCTTGCCAGTTATAACCAAGTTCTCTAACGTGACCGCCACGAGCAGCAGCATAAACCATACTGTTGTTTACAATAACTGGTTGTGCATTGTTTGCACCAACATAAGATTGTGGTTTTACCGATATAGAACTAGGTGTTATAGCGTCACTATTAACAGATGCTATACGCCATTCTGCTGATCCTGTAAGCAATAGTAATTGTGTTAATGGAACAATGTGTCGTATTGTGTTTGCTTCACGAGCAGCAACTCTAAACTTAATACGGTCATCATCTCGTATAGGTATACCAAAAGACATATTACTTTCAGTACCTGATTTAGTCATGTAAATAGTTTGCGGATCATTGTTTGTACCTGCAAAAACTCTACGTTGTTCAAAATAAGATACAGCACCCGGAAAATTATTAGAACTAGGAAATGGATTGTCATAAACAGGTGGCGTTCTAGAAAAATCTGGTGCTATATTTGCATCTACAATTGTTGTGCTAGTTGTTTCTCCTAAAAATCCAAATACACCTGCTTGTTCTTTATATACTCTGTATCTTGCAGCACCAGTAACAGCATTCCACGAAATAGTATTTTTAGCTCCAGTTACAAAAATATTATTATTAACTGAAGCAGAACTAGATTGTGCACTTTCATCTATAAGGTTACTACCAATAGCTGTTACTACATATTCATGTGCTTCATATGTATCTGAATTAGTACTGGATGATGAAGGTATATATGCACTTACAGAAACATTAGTTGGTGATGCAATAGGACTACCAAAATTTATTGTTTTTAATTCCCATTTTGTTGCACCAAGTCTTCTTAATTCTCTAGGTGCGTGACTAGGATGCACGATTGTCATAACGTCTGCAGATTGCACATAATGTATATCAAATAATTCTGCTTCTAAATACGGTGATGGTATTTCATATGTCATGTCAGCAGGTAATGCATACCAATTAGTTGCGTTTGGCGGCTGACTATTGGAATGTGCAGTTTTAGCGTAATAATTAACACCGTTATATAACGCTATATCTCCTACTGCATAATTTGTGCCACTATTCCACGCTGCTCCATTGCTGTAATTTAATGTTGCACCTTGTGTATGAAATCTAAAATATTGATCACCCATTTCTATAACCATTGTTTGCACAGTAGAAAAAGTAAAAGACATTAATCTTACTGCTTTGGTGCTATCTTTTACTTCTTTTACAAATGCAAATCCCGGTCTGTTTTCGGCAGGGCCTTGTGGTTTAGCAATAAAATTACGCATTGTTGCTGCACCTTGTTGATATTTACTGTCATCAATACGTCCAAACATTTCTGGTGATATTTCACCTCCAGAAAACGCTTGTTTAAAATTGCGTGTTACAGGCATTAATTATCTCCCAGATGTCCAAGGAACTATATGTTCTACTGTAATATCTCTTTGTAAATTATCAGCTTGTTTAGCTTGCACTAAATAACCTTGCATCATTTGTGTACTGCGTTTTGCTTCTGCCATGCCTTGATCACCTTTTATAATTGGCCCTGCCAACATAGAAGCTAAATGCCAAGACAAAGTAACAACAAATAATGGAGAAAACAATGATGGATCAGTAACAAATGATTGATATCTCAACATGGCATTTTCTTGATTTGTATATATTAATGATCCTTCTATTGCAAATTGTTGTGGAGTATATTGACCTGCAACTATTGTTGGTGCAAAATTAGCTGTTAAATTACCCGGAGTATCACCGGCAGACATTCTTGTAGCATAATCGTTTTGTGATGAAGGAGATATAACTGCAATAGGACTCATCATATCCGCAGGTGCTACATATGCATAATCCCATTGATCAAGAATATTTGTAGTTAATGCTAAATTTTGACGTTTTGCTGCAAAATTCCATGTGTGCATTTCCAATAAATTGTTTCGTGCTATTGGATAAAAGCGTGCAGCTTTTTCTGCTTGTGCTGATCCTTCTGGTGGATTAAGCGAAGCTATTGTTGCATCATCACCCAAGTGAGCTAGGGCAAGGTTGCAAATATCTACTTCAGTTGCCATAACATCTCCTAAAAAAAAGGGAGGTTAGCAGTATTACTACTAGCCCCCAGTAACAAAAATAAGAAAATAATGCCTACTTACTTGCTGATTCAAGTTGACTAATAAGAGTTTCTTTTGTTTGTCTTCTATCTAGTTCAATACCGATAGTACGACCATAAACTTCGAGTTCGGCTTTTGTCATTGCTTGGTAATCAATAACATCAGACCCACCAACTATTTCAATATTGGTATTTGGCTCTCCGTTGTATTCAAACTCTTCATCGGCTTCTCGCATGGATTGACCAACAAAGCACTTAATTTTAGCTCTGTAAATAGGCATACATTCTCCTTATTAAACTACGGTAAAGCCAGAAGCATAGTACTTTTGACCATCACCAATTGTTTCTACTATATCAGCAGTAACTTTACCTGCATTCATAGTACCAACAACTGTGTATCTAGCACCAAGATATCTCTGGCCTTTGCCGGCAATATCTGGATTTAGACGTACAACAATGTTCTTACCTAATGTAAGTGCTGCTGTAGCTAATACTGCACTGCTACCAATAACGGTAGGTGTACCCAAGTTTGCAGCCGCACTAGTAATAACTTCAAAAGTTACGCTAGTACCGTTAGCAAATGCTTCGGTTAATGCAAAGTTCATGTACAAAGCCGTACCTTCACCTATGTCTCTAGCAACACCTAGATCAACAGTGTTAGTTGATACAGCAGTTGTTGTAACTGCTTGATCTTCGCTTACTCTAAGTAATGCATCTGTAATCATTTTAGATCTCCTTTAATAAAATAAAAATTAAACTACACGAGCTTCGTTGTTGATTAACGAATCAACCTGTCTTATTGGAGTACCCAAGAATGATAAGTAGCTCTTAGCTGTTCCAAACTGTGATAAACCTTCTTGTATTTTTAAAACATTTTGTGATTTATCTAATGCTGCGATAGACAATCCAGAATGAACTGTTCTGTTCATATAGAATGCTGCTCTACCCATAGCCATGTTTGGTATTCTGTAAGTTGCTCTTGCCATTAATTTGATAAGAGAAGTTGCAGCACTTGCTGATTGTGTACCAGTAACACCAAGTAAGTCAGAAATGTCAACATTGCAAATACGAACAACGTATCTCCAATCTTTAACAACTAAACCATTTTTCCACTGATAACGAGTAGCAAAAGCTTGTAATCTTGTACCGTCACTGTTGTATACAGTTTGCTCGCCAAGATCTTCGTGAGTTAAACCTGCTTTAGATCCTTTAGGGAAAGGACAATATACAGTTTGATCACCCCAAACAACTAGATATACAGAAGCGTTATCAGAACCTGATCCACCTGCATCAAGAATGTTTACAGCATTATCAGCGGATAAGTCACCATATCTTGGTGCAAGTCCTAAAAATTTCTTAGGATCTGTTCCGGGGTTGCCATAGAACATTGTCTCAGCTTGAGTCTGGTTCATTGCTTCCAAGAACGCAGTGTCTTCAGATAAACGGAACTGTGCAGTGTTACCATTTAACATTGCTAAGTCTTTGTCTACTTCAGAACGTGCTTCAAGGATTGCACAGGCTTCATCAACTTGAGCAGTTGTTGATTTGCTGCCGGGAATACCTTGGTTTAATGCACGAAAATAAACTGATGGTAAACCAGTTCTAATAATTACACGTTCACCAGTAGGTAAATTACCTTCTTTAAAAACGCAATCATCTAATATTTCGTTGGTTTGAGATAGTAGCTCTGCAACGATGGGAACTCTACCGTCTGGGTCAGATCTTTTTGCCCAATCCGCTAGTGTTAAATTTGAGGTTGAGAGTGTAGCCATTTAATAACTCCTTACTTGTTTTGCTGATTTGAATATAGTGCGTTAGCAATGCTGTTAAAATCTTTAGGATCTGCCCCTTCAGACATAGCACCTTCTGAATTACCAACATAACTGTCTTCACTAATTGCCTTACCTGCTTTGTACATAAACCTGATTATCTCAGGGTGATTTCCAAAGCCTGTTTCATGCAGCAGCGACTTCAAAGAATCAGAACCAAAAGCATCGAGTGCAGTTTTAGCAACATTAAGATTTTCAGCTAAATTTTCACCGCCAAATTCTTTATCAGCTTGTGAATCATTAGCCCACTCAAGTTTTACTTGCTCTAGTACTTTGGCTTGTTTTGCCTGTATAACAGGTGCAACTTTGTCTAATACTTTTTGTGCAGCATCTTGTGGCAGGTCAAGCTCTTTAGCGACTTCACCGAATGCAGTTACTACTTCGGGGTCGAGTTCAGAAGAATCGTCAGTAATTTTCGTATTGAACTCGTATGTCTCAGGTGCTCCTTGTGGTGCTTCCTGATCGCTAGTTTCACTTTCAACAGCGGTTTCATCCGAAACTTGTTGATCCTGTACACTTTCAGCTTGCTGCTGTGTGTCAGTAGTTGCTTCAGTTGATTGCTCAGTTGTTGCGTCTACTGTCTGCTGCGAGTCACCTTCATTTGTTTGGTTGGCTTCCGTCATCAGCGTCTCTGACATTTTTTTGCTCCTTAATCATTGTCGGATACAGTTCTGGGCAGAGAGTGTGGACTTGGTTAAGGAGTTGCAAACCATAGTTTCTGTTACCTTCGCTAAATGACATTGCCATTGCGTTAGTGTTAAACGATGATCGAAATACACCTGCCATTTCCAGAAGTCTCCAGACAAATCTGCGACCCCTCTTGCTGCTCATGAGCCATTTTATATCCGCTTCCTCGTTCTGTCGGTCAATTCTGTCTACAAACTTTTTATTGTCTTTAGATTTTTGTTGACCTTTAAGATCGAGAGGGTTATATTCGCTCATGCTTAAATATATCTAGTTATAACTTGGTTACGGTCACACCTATTTTTGATTAGGATACATTTTTTTTGCAGTTTTTGCTGCGTTTTTAAAATCTTTAGCAGTTGGCCTACCCTTTTCACCTTTCTTTTTCATACGCTCGCCAGAACCTTCTTTAATTCTTTTGCGTTTTTTGTGGATATTTTCGTATAAACTCATAATTAATTATGATTTGAATTTGGATAATACTTTTTAAGTAACTCTTTTTCTTTTTTTGTTAGTTCACCATAACCACCTACTTCAAGTTTTGTTTTTGCTTCAGCAGCTTTTTTCTTTTCTAGGTTTTTCATTAAGCCCATTAGTTGTTACCTCCATAAAGTTTTTCTGCAAATTGTTCTAATTTAGATTTTTTTTTATTTTTCTTTTTGTTTGCTTCATCAGCGTTATGTTGTTCTATCATTTTGCGATACCTTACTTTGGCATCAGGTGATAAATTTTCAAATCCCATAGTTAACTCCCAGTTAAATAAGTACCTGTAGTAGGTGTAGTAACAGGCTGTGCTTTTGGTGGTGCAGATGCCTTGTTTCCATACAATCCTTGTGCTTGATCATTACTTAAATCTATAGGTTCAATAGCCATTGCACATATTTGTAACTCAACATTTTGTTCTACGCCATCTTTTTCTTGACTTTCCCTAACTGTTTTGACATATGCTTTTGCTTTTAGCATCATTTCAGTACCTGCTTCCGGTAGTTTTTCTATGCCTAATTTTTGTAATTCTTCTTTACCTAAAGATATACACAAACCGTAGCTATACATCGGCTCGTCAAACATTTCTTTACTGTCAATAGGTTGTGGGTCTTTTTTTAAATCAATTAAATCCATTTATACCTCCAATGGTGATGGTGAATTGTAACCACTAAACTGGTTCATTATATCCATAGCATTACCTGAGTCTACTTTACCAAGTTTTGCCATGTTTTCTACTGCTTGTTGTTGTTGTTCTGCTTGTGCTGCTGCCTGTTGTGCCTGTGCTCTTTGTTGTCGTATCTTAGCTACAACTTGTCCGGGTACTATTAATGACGGATCAATGCCTAACATATCAGCATAACTATCTGCCCATGCATCAGAATCAAATTTATCAAGTACATCAGGCTTCATTTGTGCAATAGCACCCATTGTATTTGTATATCTATCAACACTATTTGTACCAATAGCACGTTGAGCTTGTGCCAACATAGATACAAACTCTACATTTAATTCCATACCTTGCAATTCTTCTGGTGCAGGTGGCACTAAATCTGCTTCTATCATTCTGCTAAATGTAATATCTATTAACGGATCTAATAATTCGTTATGTAATCTTTCTAAAACAGGCCCTAACATAAGTAATTTTTCTTCGTGACGCTCTGCTACTTCTGTTGCAGTCATTCTTGTGTCCGTAGCATTGGCCAACATAAGAAACAAATCAGCATAAAAACTACCATTTATGCGTTGCCTTACGTCTTGTATGTCCATTAACAAATGTTGTAAATTTAAATTTACGTTAAATGCTGTCTCAATTTTGCCTTGTTGCCCATCAATAAACGTAACGCCACCCGGTAAACTATCTACATCACGGTTCTTAAGGTAACTAGGTACTTGTAATGGTGGTTTAGTTTGGTAATCAATGCCTTGTGCCTTGCGTAATTGCTCATGCTGTAGCTGTTTTATGTCCCCTAATGCTTCCATACCCGGTGAATTACCATAAATATCGCCACCAGATATACCCCATCTTGGTACAACTACAGGAAAATCTTTAAATCCACTTTCTCTTAGCACTTTATCTCCTTCACCACCTTGCTCGAAGTAACAAGATTTGTATGCCATGTTCATATTGTCTTTCTTACTAAAATCACGCTCTCTATCGTCTCTTGGTTCTATCGCATGAATTATTGTAATCCATTGATCTAATGAACCTCTGTCGTGCAAGTTCTTAACAGACGTTGAACAATTGTTATATCCAAACTCTCTTACCGTTTCTCCTACTGTTTTTTGAAATTCTCTAAACAATGTATTAACTCTGCCTTGATAGTCTGTAGCAATTGCATATTCACCACACGTTACTGGGTAATGATGTATTGCGTTTTTCATGTCAGGTAAAATAATTGACCCTGCCGTACCAAATGCTCCTAATTCTTCATAAATACTGTGTAATGTGCGATATGTATTTGATTTTGTAAACACTAATTGCATACGTTCTGTGACATCGTTTAGCCACATTTTTACTGGTGGATATTTATTTAATTCTGGATCAACTGTACCTAATCTAAACCAAGGTCTTGCAGGTGATGTTGCACCGGCCATCATACCTGCACCTAACGTTCTTAATGCTCTTGTACCTGTATTGTCGTATATCGAGTTATGTCTTCTATGCCCTTTGTTTCTATCTTGTACAAAATAACGTCCATTTCTTGGCAGTAAATATGTCGTTACTTCTTGCCAATGCGACCACCAAGTAGCCCTTTCTGATCGAAGGTGACCCCACCTTGTCAATAATTTACTTCTCTTGGTTTCGTACATTGATTAACCGCCTAATAAGGTGGATTTGCCTAGATTTAATTGATTTGGATCTACACCCATGTTGCCAGTAAGCATAGTACCTGCTGCACCACCTTTACCTGCTAGTACACTTTCGTCACCTATAGCACCAACATCTGCTGTCTGTCTGTTTGCTTTGTTGTACTCCATGTCAGCACGATCAGCTTCTGCTTTAGCTTGCTTTCTGGCATCCTCATTAGCTTGTCGTTGCATAGCTAATTGCTTTTTTTGTTGCTTTTTCTGTTGCTGCCCTTGGTAAATTTGATAACCAGTGCTAGCAACTGCTGCTATAGCTGTCGTAATAGCCATGTCATAGCTCCTTAGAAAAGATAATATCTTGTACACCATATTTTAATCTCGGTAGCATATGAGCCAAGGTGGTGCTTTCTTTGGCGTGCCATAACATAAGTTTGCATCCGAGCAATGTTGCGTGTTTTTCTGTCTCTTTTATTAACTTTAAACCAACTCTGCCACCCCTGTGTTCTTTGCTAATAAACAACAAATCATTTTGGGCTAGTTTTAAATCGGCATAATGTAAATGATTAGTGACAAAATTAACAGAATAACCAATTAACTTATCGTTTTGCCTAGCTGACAATATAAAAATAGTACCCATCTCTTCAGACTTACGGTACGTTTCTTCGTCTGGCTTTAGCACCATAACGTGTTTGTTGCGTGCAATCTCTTCGTAATGCTCGTCAAACAATGTTTGGGCTTCTGCCAACATTTCGTCAACTGTGGCAAGTTTGATTTCCGTTTTGGATATCCTACTTTTGTCTACAGTAGCTGTACTATCAGTAGTTACGGTCACACTGGTCATAGTAGATATAATATTTATAACTATTATTGAAACTATTTCTAATTAATGCAAGTAAGTCTTGACTATACGGCTCGTGAGTGGCAAAGACAATGTCATCTCAATAAACAAAGGTTTAGTGTTTACGCATTACATAGACGATCTGGTAAAACTGAACTCGCCATAATGGAGTTAATAGATAAAGCTATGAAGACACAACAGGATTTACCTGTATTTGTTTATGTCGCTCCCTTCTTACGTCAGGCTAAAGCAATTGCTTGGGCTAGATTAAAACAAAAATTAGAACCATTAAGGCAAAGATCAGCTATAGAAATAAATGAGGGTGAATTATCTATAAAATTTAAACATAATGGTGCAATTATTCGTTTATTTGGTGGTGACAATCCCGATGCTATGCGTGGCCTACGTCTTGATGGCATAGTCATGGATGAAGTTGCTCAGTTAAAAAACGAGCTATGGACAGATATCGTTCAACCCGCGTTAAGCGACCGTTTGGGTTGGTCTATTTTTATTGGTACTCCGTCAGGAATAAATTTATTTAGTGAGTTGTATTACAAAGCTATTGATGAAGACGATTGGACAGCAGCCAGATATACCGTTTATGACACTGATTCGCTACATCCTAATGAGGTGGCTCGTCTTAAACGTGATATGAGTGAGACATCATTTGCGAGGGAATATCTATGCGACTTTTCAGCACAAGGTGATGAT